GGATTGGTTGGGGTCATCATGGTGCCCGTACAGAGTACGCCTATGATTATGCATCTCGACTAGTTACGGTAGAAGTTTAAAGTTAAAGGGGAGTGCTGCAGACCTCCCCTTTTTCTGTATAAATATTTTTTGAAGCTTTGAAGACTGCAAATGCCTGCAACATTTGATGGAATTATAAACGAACCAACAGTAGATTTTCTAGGAAAGGACGGATTCTTTTGGTGGTTTGGTGAAGTTGTTGAGGATAAAGATCCTTTACAGATTGGAAGAGTAAAAGTTAGAATTTCTGGTTGGTATACTGGTCTCGACGATAAGTTTAAAGAGACGATGCCCAACGAAGATTTGCCATGGGCAATTGTTCTTCAACCTACAGATCAAGGTGGACAAGAAGGAACAGGTAAATCTGCAGGTCAATTGAAACCTGGTGCTCTGGTTATGGGGTTCTTCTTGGATGGTCAAGAAGCACAACAACCAGTTGTTCTTGGTGTTGTTAGAGCATATAAACCTGGAACAGTAAATGGTAAAATTGAAAGTATCTATACTGGAGATACTTATGATAATACTACAAATTTAGCAATAACGAACCCTACTACAGGTCAATCCGATACTGCTGGTACTGGTATTGCCACATCAACAAGTTCACAAACAAATAAAACATCTCCTGCCCCAGGACAACCACTCAATTTGCTTAATTCTAATGTTAACACTTTAGTTAATCCAGAACTTCGTCCTGCTGGTAATGGTGTATCTGGATCATCCAACACATTTGAAAATCATCTGAGTTACATGCTTAAGGATATTGGTCTTACAATATCAACGTTAGTTCCTAAAGATGGTGGTTGGGTCAGTATTGTTGATGGCACAGTTAAGAATGTTGACTCACTAACAGGTAAGATAAAAAATTTAATCAGTAGCGTATTATCAGAGGCAGTTGCTGGATTAAAGGAATTATTTGTGACTACAATTTCTAAAGTTATCAAAGCTTTGAAATTAACTTCCTTCCTTGGTATTCCATTTGTTTATACAACCGCTCTTCAGGCAATTATAACTCTTGTTTTACAATATCTTTGTAGTGTCGATAGTGGATTTTTGACAGGAGTTTTAAGTGCTTTAAGTGGAACTGTAGATGGTTTTATTACCAGTATGCTTGGTAAAGCATTTGACATGATATTTTCTTTAGTATCTGATGCTTTTGATAAAATTATTTCAGATATTCTTTGTGCAATTGATAGGTTGTTCAGTCAAATACAATCAATCATAAATGCAATATCATCGGCAATTCAAGTTGTCAAAAGTGTATCTGATATTTTTAAGAAAGGAACTTCATTTTTTGAAAATTTAGAAAAACTTACTATTACAGATTTTAGTTCTATTACTGCTATTCTTTCATTACTAATTGGTCTATTGCCAACTCAGTGTGATAGGACAGCACCTGGAGGGGATACGAATAGTGGATTTATTCCGTTTCTGGGTAATACTGATTGTGGTCTTCCTGGATCACCATTAGGAAGTGATGGATCGGGAAGGTGTGGTGCTGGTCCTGGGGGATTGAATAAAGCCACCAATATAATGACTGCTATTATTAATGAAGCTGACCCTTATTTAACAGCGATTGAAACCGCTATGAACGGAGCATATACTGCTCAATTTAATACACCAGGTAGAGAGGCAACAATTTTCAGAGGTGCAGACGGAACTACTGCATGTTTTGTCAAATCAAATGATACTAAAGCAAATAATTTTAAAACTGGAAGAAATGCAGAAAAAGAAGGTAAAAAGCCAGCAGCACCAAAGAAAGAAAAGGCAAGTGAAACTGTTGCTGGAGTTCACATCAAATGTCCAAATGCGACATCAATTGATGTGGATAAAGACATGTCTGTTTATACTAAGGGTGTCTTCCAACAAACTGTCGAAGGTGACTATAAATTAAAAATTGTTGGCAATTTAGATATTGAAGTTGGTGGTCGCTTGGCGATGCATGTAAGCGGAGCACCACAACCAGTTGCTAATACTGGTAAGAAAGGTGATACTGGAGGTAAGCAAAGAAAGAATCTTATTGTTTTTGATAGTGATACAGAAATTTCAGGCAGAGGTAAATTTGAAACTCAAGGCATGGGAACCACTGTTGCTGCAAAAGCAGGAACAGACCAAAAAATTATTGGTGATAACCTTAGTTTAAATTTTCCAAGTTTAAATTTAAACTGTACTAATGATCTTAAATTAACTGCTGGTAATGCCATGTATGTTGAGACTCCTTCTTTAATTAGAAATATTAATGTTGGTGGTCTTCCTGGTGCTAAGAGAGGAATCACTACGTTTATTATGGGTGGTTCTTATGATATGTTTATTACTCCTGGTGCTCCTGGTGCTGCTGATTTTGTACCGAGATGGTTTGTCACTAATGCAGCAGGTCCAGTTAGTTTCCAAGTTGGTGCAGTTGGTTTCTCTGTTAACGTTGCTGCTGGATATGGAACAATTAACGTTGCTGCTGGTGCTTTAAGTCTAAATGCTGCTGCTGGTGCTGTGGCAATTAATGCTGGCGCTGCAGTTAGCATCAAGGCAGCAGCTGCTTGTGACATTAAGGCAGCATTAATAAATCTTAACTGAGGGACCCTTGACAGAGGGTTCCTCTGATGCTATGATAACTCTGTAAGGGTTCAAAGGAGCTTCTATTGGATATTAATGTCTTTTCTGAGCTAGACCATGTGGTTCTAGATTTCACCAAACGTACTGTAGAAATGCATGGTCATGATGGTGAGTTTATTGCTGAATCATGTCCCTTTAATGAAGAAGGGTTGATTCAGTTTCAAAATATGGTAGAATACTGCCAACAAGTTCTTACACCTGAACAACGTATTTACAAACTATGAACACACAAGTACCTGTTATTAATCTTTCAGAACTTACTGAGAACGCCGAGTTTATCTGCGAAGTTCTTGTTGGAAGAAATCGAATGTCTTTGCGAGTGACAACTGAAGACCATGGTGATTTTCTTCTTGTCCCTGTGATTGAAAAGTCTCCTGTACCTCCAGATGTATTGAAAGATTTGCAAGAAATGCAAAAAGCATTAGAGGCTCCTGATCAAATGTTACAAGGTCCTCCTCCCCTTGACATGCCCTTCTGAGTCTGCTATCATACATTCATGCGGTTGAGAGATCGCTTTCTGGGGAGGTGGTGGAATCGGTAGACACACCAGACTTAAAATCTGTTGGGCGTATGCCCGTGGGGGTTCAAGTCCCCCTCTCCCTATTACCACTAAATAAGTGGTATGTAAAGTGAAGAGAGGTATTATGCCTTGGAAAATTTAGGAAAGCACTGCACCCTTGAAGTCTATGGCGTTAAAGATGATTTACTTGATAATTTAGAATTTATCGATAAAGTACTTCGCCAAGCAGCAATCGTATCTGGTGCCACTATTTTAGATAGTGTATTTCACAAATTTGAACCCCAAGGCATAACATTCATTCTTCTTCTTGCAGAATCCCACATTTCAATCCATACTTGGCCTGAAAAGGGATGTGCTGCAATTGACATTTACACATGTGGTTTGGGTAATCCTGAAAGTGCCATGTGGCATCTTATTGAACAGTTTAAACCAAAATCACATGCCACTAAATCATTTCTTCGTGGTGGTAATTTATGATTGATAGTTTAATTGTAGTAGGAGGTGGAACTAGTGGATTAGTCGCATCTTTGATGATTAAAAAATCATGGCCTAATTTAAATATTACTGTAATTGAATCTTCAAATTTAGGTATTATTGGTGTAGGTGAAGGTAGTACAGAACACTGGTCTCGTTTTATGAATTTTATGGGAATTTATGTTCCCGATTTATTCAGAGAAGCAGGTGCTACTTATAAAGTAGGTATTAAATTTACTAATTGGCATGGTGATAATACAACTTATTGGCATTCTATTTCAGAACATTTTACTAGAAACACTTTAGAAAATGGATTACCATATAGTTTCTTAAAAATGATATCCGATAATGTTGATCCAAATGACATGGTATGGAAACCATCTGTTGAAGGTAAACATCCAGAACCTTTACATCAAATTATGGCACAGTATCACTTTGATACTTTCAAATTAAATACCTTTTTGCATAAAATTGCAAAAGAAATGGGTATTACATTCATCGATACGGATATTGTTGATGTTGAACTGGATGATCAGGGATATGTCTCTTCGTTAATTGATAAAAATAACCAACGTCATGTTAGTGATTTTTATATTGATAGTAGTGGATTTAGAAGAGTGATTGGATCTAAATTGGGAATCGAATGGGTAGATTGTCAAAAACAATTACCTATGAATAGTGCTATAGCATTTCCTACTCCTGGAGCAGATTTTATTCCCAGTTATACTGAAGCAACTGCTATGTCTTCTGGATGGATGTGGCGTATTCCTACTCAAGAGAGATTTGGTAATGGATATGTTTATTGCGATTCTTTTATTGATGAGCAACAAGCTATTAATGAGGCAAGAATAGCACGTCCTGATATGAATGAGATTGCTCGTCGTATTAAATTTACCCCAGGACATGTCGATAAATTTTGGGTAAAAAATTGTGTTATGATGGGACTTAGTTCTGTATTTGTTGAACCTTTAGAGGCTAGCAGTATTGGAACTACTATCCAACAAGCATTTATGCTTTTACCTGCAATTTTTACTTATTCTAAAGATGATGGTGGTAAAACATCAAATAGATATAATAAACAAGTTCATGACATCGCTCAAAATGTAATTGATTTTATTCAGTTGCATTATTTTACACAAAGAACCGACTCTGAATTTTGGCAGTGGTGTAAATCCAATATTAAACTTACTGAATTTAATTATGAAACTTTAGATTATTTTAAAAATAATTGGGTGAATCAACATTATTTTAATGAACCTTTATTGATGTTTACCCAAATTAATTGGATTCAAGTTATGCATGGATTAAGAATGTTTAATTCTCAACGAATAAAAAAAATATTTGATTCTCATTTATTTAAATATAGAGAAATTTCTGATTATGATATAAATTGGGAACAAACAACACCCCTATTTTCACATAGGGAAGCTATAGAGATTCTTAAAAAACGTTATCCTGAGGTTGCACATGAATTTTAAAGTCGGATCTTACGTTGAATGGACACATATTAAAGGTTACATTCGTTGTATTACCGACAATTATATTACAATTTGTGTAAATGTACACGCAGACAGTATTTTTGATTGTTGTGTATTGTGTTATAAAAATGATTGGGATCAAGTAGTTATACATAAAGATGTGACTCCAATTTACCCTGTCATGTATGCCTCCGTAGCTCAGCTGGATAGAGCAACGGTTTTGTAAACCGTAGGTCGTCGGTTCAAGTCCGA